GTAACTAGGCATTTTGCACCGAGTTAGGCATAATCGTGTATGCGCTGTTGCACTCCTGGCATTTAATAATGATGATCGGGATGATGCCATTGACAAGGTGACAAGATAAATCCATCTCTTTGTAATCCTGGCAATTACAGATTATCTGCAGCTCATTAGTCATGCAGTATCTCCTCAGCTGTGGGTGCTTGGCTATCTAGTAAGTCCTCGATGCCCATAACGCCACAGCTCATACATTGAACGCAGATTTTATTAGGCGGCAGGTTGGTAAACTCAGCCACGATTGCATGGTTTTGCATACCTGCACCGACCTTGGCGCAGACCCTGCACTTAATCCTCAGTAATGCCATATACGGACTTACGCAGGGTGGACATCTCAAATAGTTCGCGTTGAGATACCCAGTAGTTGCCATCGACTGAGTTAAGATACTTGGGCTTTTTAGCCCATAGCACGGGCATCCAGCCTGCTAGGGCATATACCGGACTCTTGCCGACTACCAATATTGCTACATCGGTTAAACGCGTGTAATTGGCATGGATGATCAAATGGCCTGATAAGTAACGTGTCCATTTAACTTCTAAGTTTAGGTTGCCAATAGATATATCGGGGGAGTCGGTAAACGTATCCACCGTAGGCACAAAATTCTTGATGCCCATGTACTGCGCGACTGCTATTTCACTACCTGCAGCTTCGCTGTTCTCTGTAACAAACTCATGGTAATTAAGTTTGTTGTTATACCTGCCTGCATGATCTGGCCGATTAGCCACAATCCCTGTCGATCGAGCAAAACCCGATGCGTGAGCCTGTACCTCTTGGCTGTAGTCCAAAACTACCGCTGGCAGGGGAGTCGGCACTAGAGCCAGATTGGCGTGCATTGTTCACCTCTAACCTTGCTGCTGCAGGTATAGCCCCGGTATTTATTACCCGTAGTTTTACTCGTGCCTTCCTTATAAACCATGCGGGAGTGCTTGCAGATTGGGGCGGCATCTACAATTTCGCCACCTAATTGCTGTCTAATATCGGCAATAGTTTCAGCTGCAGGGCGCACGCTGCCAACGCCTTCGGTGACAGTCTGTGTGACCCATAGATCCACCTCAGGTGCAGGGTTAGGTACAGCTTTAAGCCGTTCTACCTTCTCCATATCTTGCACTGTTGGCCTGGCATCTGATGGCATGAGTAGCCCGATGCAGCGGCCGATAGCAGATGTAGCGCAATTCTCTATCCAGAAGTCTCTGTTTACTCCTCGATCAGATCGCTGCTCAAAAGCATAATCGACAGCTGCCGGTACTTGATCCTCATACTCACGATAGGCCGAAGCTCTAATCACTACATAACCTTCTTTGACGTTTAATTCGATTATGTCAGTTGTGATGCGACCAAAAAAATATTCGCTGCGGAAACGCTTAATGCGGCTGTTTACATCCTCATAATTATTTAGGTCAAAGGCCATTACTTAACCACACGATCAGTAGCTACACGCATACCAGCTGCGCGGCCACGATTGTAGCCATCCTTTACGCCTTCTTTGTAACCGACTGACCAACCTACAATAAACCAAGCAATACTCACCATTATTACAAATACTGCTACTTTTTCTATATCCATTTACTTTGCCCTTGTTTGGGTTAAGCCTAACTACACCGTATTAGGTAGCCCTGCCTAACGTGTAAATACAGGGTAAAGCCTGGGTATGACATTTAGCAATAACCGACACACCTTTAGTGTTCTAGCAACAGCTCGTAGATCGAGTCAACCCGTTTTTCTATACGTTCGACCCTACCGACTAAGTTATGTCCACCGTTACCGTCTACCCTTAACTCAGATAGATAGTATTTAACTAGATGACGTACCAGCCCAGCCGCAAACCCCAACAGGGTCGCAACAGCGATGCCTATGGTTAGTAACGACTGGGCTGTAGTCATTTGTTAGGCGTTCGTATAAGTGACGGTTACTTCGCCGCCGTTGGCCATTAGGTTGTATGGCTGCAGCTCGACCCAGCCTTCATTACATCCTGAAAATGGCACGCCGTTCATCTCGCCACTCATGCAGATAATATTGCTAGTAGTCCAGCCATCGTCTGCCCCTGATCCACCAGCTGACCAGGCAACAGAACCCTGCAAGATGCAGATGCCATCGGCATACCAGCGCATAGCGTTAGTAATATTTGTGTCATCAGGGGTAAAGTCTAAAGTAGTCGATGCACCTGCTACAGCTTCGGCAGTTGCGCCATTTGATGATTGGACTTTCAGGTCGTACTTTGTCTCGTTATGCACATTGAACTGTACTGGTCCCATTTTTATTCTCCTTTTATTTTACGCCGAAAGATTTATCTGACGGGTTTAGTGCGCGCAGTAGCGGCCCAATTAGGCCAGCTAGGAAAGCATTAGCCAGGGTCTTAGGATCAGTAACCCCAGACATATAAAGCGCAGCTGCGCAGGTGGCAGCGTGACGTAGGTATGACAGGCCAGCGGCCTGTAGTTGCTCTTTCATGGTTGTACTCCTATTTGCCCTTTAGGTTGGTCGTACTCCAGCCCTAATTTCTCTATTAACTTGGCAGCCTTTACGGGGTCTATGCCAATTTCGAAATGCATCTCGTCTTTGCGATTTTTGTAATCGCCACCCCACACTAGGCCGTACTTTTTAGCTAATGCCTGAATCATTGGCACTTGTTCAGCTGGAAACGTACCAATTTGCCCTAATTTGTGACGGCTGGAATTAAGATCCAAGGCAGTACCCGAACTATGGTTTGAAAGTTTGCCTGGTACGCCTCTAACATCTCTATAGCAGTATCCAAAATCATCATTACCGCCATCGATCGGCTCAATCAGCTCGTTAAAATCCTCAGCAAAGGCAACCAGTAGGGGAGCAGCAAAATAGGCGCAGCGCAGCTTTACATGGCTGCCCTTGATCGGGTAAGACTTGATACGGATCGACTCAACATCTTTAGAAGCTGGCCAGCCGTTATAACTGATTGCTGTCATTACAAGCCTAGTGCGGCTTTCAGGTCGGCAATAGATAAGCCAGCATTTGCCAGTTTATCCTCAATGCTAAGTTCACTAGATTTTGCTACATGCGCAGCAATAGCAGCCTCAAGTTCTGATTCCGTAACGTCTGAGTTTTCCGATGGCAAGATTAATTTTTTCTTGTCATCATTAAAATCAGCAATTAAACCTTTACCGCCTAATTCATTATCAAGCTGCAAAAGGTTTATATTTTTAGATGTGATTGCCATTTAATTAACTCCCTAGATCTACTACGTTAATTGTGCGTTCTGCAAAGCCTGGTGTATCTCCGCCACCTTTTTTAAATTGTGCTGTAAAAACATTTGATCCAGCTGTTAAACCAGTAACAAGAAATGTCGCACCGTATTTTAATTGTGCATTACCGCCGCCGCTGGCCAAGAAAGGCATGCCTACGGAAAATTGATCGGCCGCCGCCACAGTTGTAGCACCTGAGATCGCAAAGCTCATACGCGCGCCCACATTTGCACCTGCTGCATTTTCAAAAGTAGCTGAGATAGACACTAAAGCTTTTGTGCCTGTTGTAACTGTAATTGCTTGAGCTGTAGTTAAACCTACATAACTTGTTGATGTGGTTGATTGTGATGTCGCTACATAATTGTTATTTGTATTAAAACTGGTTGCTGGTTGCACAATATCAAAAAAGAAAGCCGCACTTGTTGTATTAAAATAAAGTTGGCCGCCTTCATATTGACTTAGAGCAAGTGATCCGGCTGTATTAACCGTGGCTGTACCAGCCGTTACCGTGCAAACGCCTGCGCCTATATTTTGAATTTGTACGGTATCGCCAGCAGCAAATAGCGAAGTATTGACTGTAATGGTTGTGGCACTTGCGCTGTTCATCTGAATCACCGTGCCAGCATCGGCAGCTACTAGCGTGTAGCTGACGGTCTTAGCCGTAGTTGAACCACCGCCCATAGCCGTCTGTTGCAAGCTAGTCATCTGTGCAGCAGTCAACACCTGACCAGTTGTAAACGTCTGTTTAGCCATTTTCTTATCTCCTTAGTAACTTAATACAGACGTATCAAGTACGCCATAATTGGTTGAATCCAATATAAACCCATCTATCACGGGTTCAAGTGTAGTAAAGGTAGTGCGCCATTTATTCGGGGTAACGCTATGTGCCACGCCGAAAACTTGTAAAGTCTTTGTAAGGGTAGATGCACCTGGTTGGTTAGTAGTAATAGTTACAGGATCAAAGAAATCAAGATCAAGGGCAGCTAATATGCCTGTGTTGTAATTGTCTGTGTATAGGTCAAGCTCGATGGCATCACATCTAACGCTGGTTTCCGCACGGCTTGCAACATATGCCTGCGCATAGTCCAGGGCTACTGCATCAGTCTGCATGAGTAAGTTCTGCTGATTATAAGTATGGGCGAAATACTTTGTAACACTAGCTGCGTTAGTAGCAGATTGAACCGTGCCACCAGTACGGGTTACGTTAGCTTGGTTAAATACAAGGGTGTCATCTAGCCGCCATGTCGCATTAAAATAGCTAATATCTGTGCCGTCATCGTTAAATACTGTAGGTGCACCATCAATGCTTGTAGTAGTTACCGTGCGATCTTGGAATACCCACGATCCAGATGCATCTACATAGACTGCACCGTATTCGCTATTAGTGGCTGTCTGCAGGGCTGCTAAGGCTGTACGAGCTGTGCCGGGATCTGCCTGCAAAGTAGTTAAACCTGCATCTACATCGCGCATAGAATTAGGCCATGAGATTGTATTAAGGATCTGATTAATTCTTGTGCCACTTAGGTCACCTGCACTTGCACCTGTAACGGTACTGATCTGAGCATTTTGCGCTAAGCGGCTGGCATCGACTGCAGTTATATCCGTGTACACAACATCGGTAGCATTTTTAGGGGTAGTGGTTGTATAGCTAGTAATAAATCCGCTAAACATCGGGTAAACGATATTGTTGTAAGTAGCTGAGATAAGCACCTTACGCATAGGGTCTAGTAGGCCCGTGTAGGGCGAGCCTAAATTTTGGGGATTGAACGCGCCTGTTTGGTCCACGATGCGCAAGGTCATGCTGCCAGTTTGAAACTCATCGGCTGTAGCTGATCGACCGCGCTTTATATTTACGCTGTTAACTACATCGCTTACATCCACAATTACGGCAGCTGAGTCTGCCAAGATATTAGTATCTAATAAACCTGAATTTAAAATCATGGCCTGAGCAAAACTTGGCCCGGTGCTGAAATTTATGATCGCGTTAATTGTAGGTACGGTCATGGCAACGCCCCTGCTGGGCTTTGTGCAAAACCGCGCCGTATATTGTTTAGCATAGTTCTATTTATGATGTCGCTGAAGTCATCGCCATCTAATACTGATCCTTCAACTACAATAGTTACTGAGTTATCTACAGATCCACCTGAGCTAGAAGTAGTTGCAGTTCCCATGTAATCGGCAAAACCGCCACCTTCAGGATAGATAGGCTGGCCGCCTATTCCAAACTCAGGTTTTCTTGGCCCAGATGGTACGAGCACAGGCGGGTTAATAGGTGTGGCAAGCAAAGCTAGGTAATCCTGTAACGCCTTGTACTTTGCGGCATCTGCTAACGCTTGGGCAGCTGCTACACGAGCAATAATATCTACCTGTGTAGTGTAATTAAGAATATCCATTGTGGCCTGAGCTGCTGCAACCGTATCTAGGGATGCAAGTTTAGCAATTTGCAGTGTTTCTAACTGGGTTTTTTCACTATAAAAATTAGCCTCAGCTAAGCCGCCTGATTGCTGGATGGCTGCGTTGTACTTAGCGTAGGCAGCCTGGCGAGCTTCCGCAGCCTCGGACTCACTCATCTTTGTAGTTTTAATGCGCTGCAGTTCATCAAGTAACAGCTGGTTAATGTAGTTAAGTTCGGTTTCGCTTATGGTCTTGATACCGGCTAATTTGTTAGTTTGTTGTTCTGCAGTCAGCAGGTTTAGTTGCTTAATGTAAGCAAGCGCAGCTTCGCCGTTATCGTTCTCAATCTCCTGCATAGCCAATAAGCGTAAGCGTTCATCTTTGTCGTAGGTAGCCCGTAGCGCAGCTGCTATCTGAATCTTGTTAAGGTCAAAGGTAGCTGCTGCTTTAGTCAAGGCAACTTTGGCCTTTTCTAATAGTAAGCGTTTCTTTTCAGCTGCTAATTGTTTAGCCGCTGTTTCAGCCGTTTTATTTTGTAAAGCTGCTAGTTCTTTAGCACGTTTAGCAGCTGCAGCCTCAGTTATTGCCCGTTTTTTATTTGCTTGACTATCTAAGTCGGTTTGCCCTGAAAGGGTCATAGGTGTACTAAATGGCTTAGGCTTTATTTTAGCATCACTACCAATTTTAGCAAGTGCGTCAATAAACCCGCCGCCAAGTGAAGCGTAAAGGATCTCGCCAATACTACGTCCACCAAATGTACCAAACTTAGTATTTAATTTATCTAATAATGTAGCTACGCCAAAAATAGCATCGCTAGTTTTTGTAGCAAACTCATCCATTGCGCTAGTAGCAGCGCCTATTCCACCATCGCCTGCTAATAAAGCAAAACTATCTAGTAAACCTTTACCTATAGTTTCCTGCATATTGGCAAAACTGACACCAAGCAAGTCCATTTGGCCAGCGTATGTATCTAGGTAAGCCGCATTAGATCCGCTAAATTGTTTATTTAAGGCTGTTTGCACGTCATTAAATGACGCAGCTTTTAATTCTGTTTGCGATAAACCTAAGTTATATTTTTTAAGTCCTTTAGTATTACCTACATAAGCTTGAGATAAATCATTGGCAACCGTAGCTAAATCTTCTCCGCTGCCAGCTGCCACATCTATAGCCAGTTTTAATAATTCCTGTGATTTAGCTACGGATCCTGTAGTGGTCAATAAAGACTGTAGAGCTGGCCTTAATTTGTCATCAAGTACGCCTGTTTGTGCCTCAATAATTGAAACAAAATTTTTAATGCGTTCATCCTCGAAACCTAAACCGAGGTTTTTAACAGCTGTTGTAAGGCGGTTAGCCGCCGCTTGATCTTCCATAAACGCTTTAGCAGATGCTTTTCCAAATTTAACAACGGCTGCAGTACCAAGTGCTAAGCCAAATGTTTTAGCTAAATTTTTTACGTTTTTGCCTAATTTATCTACAGCCGATTCAGCTTGTTTAAATCCTTTAGCATCAAAGGTTGAACCAATATAAATACCTGGAAATGCCATTATGCAGCCTTACTAAATGCTTGCATTTTATTGCGAGCATAAAATTCTTTAACTGCTGAATCTATAGCTTTTCTAGCTGCGCCTTCTGCTACTCCCTGACTTTGAGCCCATGCACGATATATAAAACGGCCTTGACCTTTAGCACTTTGAGTAACTATGCCTAAATTGTTAATAAATTGTTGGCCTGCGCCTGGGTTTACTGATCGGCTTACACCTTTAGATGTACCTGATGCTTTTGGACCTACCCAATTTTGTGGCCGTCTAGCGGTCTCATAAATTGCGCCGGCTGGAGACTTGTTAAGAATTCTAGCCATTGAACTAAATCCGTTGGCATCACGCTTACTGACTTTATTTTCTAAAACTATGCCTCGTGTTATTGTGTTGTAATTAAATACAGGAAAGCGCGCCTCAGAAAAAGGACGCGCTTCCCAGCCACTCATAGGAGATTGGCTAGGTACAAAACCTCTAGCCTTTGTTACCACAGGCATTAACGCTGCTTTAATTTCTAGCCGCATTTGCTTTTCAAGATCTGGTGTAAATGCGCGTAAAGCCTTAATTAGATCAGCGTTTCCGCGTATTTCTACTTGTGGCATCTTTTACCTCTTTAGCTCGATCTTTCATTGCTTGTAATAATGCTGCAAACATCCTGCTGTCTAGTGCTAGTAAATCATTGGGCGCGATACCCGTTTCCAAACTGATCCGTGCGATCAAGTAAGTAAACGAGTCACGCCCTATAGTTCCGGGTCATCATCCAGAACCTCAACCTTTTTAAGTGTCTTTAAGAACTCTGCGCCAAACATCGGCACGGTTTCGCCGCCAGCTCTTATGCACTCCCACGCTAACCAATAAACATCCGACTGCTTTTCGTCATCTCTAAAGGCTTTATGAAAACCTTTTTTTGCATATAACTCAAACGCATATTCGATCGAAGGCGTTATCTGATGCTCAGATATTGTGCCATCGGCCCTAGTGATCTTTAACTTAGCCATTTGTTAGCCCCTGTTCTTAGTTAATTATGCTGTTGTATCTACAACGATTGGGCTGTTGCAGGTAAAGGTAATGGACTGGCTACTAATATCGGCTGGGCCGCCATTTATGTCTTGCGTGTTGTTT